TTCCACGAAAAACATTTTCGTAAATATCCTGTTCTTCGGTCGGGAAATAACCCTCGTCAAAATACACATAAACACACGGCAAATCATCAGCACACGGAAAACGAAATCTTTTCGGGAAAATCGTAAAATCAACATTTTGTTCGCCCCAATCCTCTTTTTTTAGTTTTTTAACCAAATCTAATTGAGAATCTCTGACGTTTGCGATATGTTGACAAATCGAATCACGGACGAGAGTAAATTTCATCGGTTTAATTATCGAATCTAACATTAAATCCCTCCGTTGTTTCTTATGTTTTGTTTACCCTTGCCCTCGCTTGTTGATGAGGAACACTTGATTAAATACATACCGAGCGTTCTATCGGTCGCAACTGCTTCGATATAGAACGAAACAACCTTGTTATTAAGTTGAGGAAGTTCCACATCTAAAACCCAACCTCTAACGGGAATTAAAGTTGTTTGCTCTCTTAAATCGTCGAAGTTAATTGTTAAATCGAATGAATCAGCAAAACAACCATAACCCGATTCGTCAATCGTCAAACCGACAAAGTTTGTCAAGGCTTCCACCTCGAATCCACTATGCGACGGATAAGGTTTTAAAACTGTTTTAACTGCCGTCCCGTGCTTTGAAAACATTACCTTTTTATGTATTTTAAACAAATCATTTATACTCATTTTTTAACCTTTGAAAAATGAGGGGTAAAATACCCCTCATTAGATATTGTGAATATGGATTGTCTTAACTTTACGCCACGTTTTTCAACGTAACGAATGTGTCAACATCGTTAGCGATTAACAATACTCTTGATTTAACGCCTGCGATTGTGAACGCTGAACCACCCTCTGTCTTGTCGTAACTGTATTGTAATTGTTCAACTTCAACGGGTTGTAATTTCGCACCACCAATCAAAGCCGTTGCTCCTGTGTTGTTTACTGAACCGTAGTTTCTTGTATATTTAACTTCGGTCGGCAAAACAAGAACGCCGTTTGTTGGAATGTATGGTACGCTTGTTCCCTCGTTGGCGAAGTTGTAACCTTTTGGAATTTCGTATTTTTCAGCGTAAGACCATAAGTTTACTCTATATGTGCCACAAGAGATTTGACCGTGAAACATCGCACCAGGAGTTTTTTCAATCGGAATATTGATGTCGGTTCTCTTAATACCATTGTTCCAATTTGAACTTCCTTTAACTTTTGCGTTACCCAAGAAAGCGTTAATTGCAGAACGTCCCATAATAACATTGAACTCGCTCGCTGAAACTTTACCGTCGTCGATGATTAATTGACAAGCATCTTCGATGTCTTTAAGTGGGTCGGTATTATCAGCACTCCATTTTTTAGAAGTTAAGTTGATGTCGTGAGTTTCTTTTTTGTTGAACTCAATCTCTGTTCCGTCGGCTAAAACGATTTTTCCATTAAAGAACAAATCGGCTGCTTGTTTTTCTTCGGAACGTCTAATCATATCCGAAATGATTTCTTGACGGTCGTTGATTAAATCTGCTACGTTTGCCAAAACTTGAGCTTCTTCAGTTTCGCCGAATTGTACTTTATACATATCCTCTTCGGTCAACTCTGTATTAATGTTATATTCGGGAATGATAAAGTCCTTAAAATCGTGTTGAGAGATTTCAACTCTACGACCACCCGTGCCGATTTTAGAATCAACGGCGTAAACCGATTTAATCGAACGTCCTTGAATTTGTGTCTTGATTGTTTTTAGTTGTTTTTTCTCAAAAAGGTTTGCCAAAAACAAACTTGGTTTTTGTCTTTTATCGAAACCGATTTGAATTGCTTTTTTCAATAATGTTGTCATTTTCTTTAATCTCCTTAAATTTTTGCAAACAAAAACAAGCGATTTGACATCGCCTGCTTTGTGTTTTACTATTTACTACCTAATACTTAACTTTATTCGACTAATCAGCCAAACAAGTTTTTTCGCTTAATTCCTGTACGGTTTCAAGAACAAAGCCGTTTTTGTGTAATTGGTCTAAAATTGTTGTGTTTGTTTTATCGGCTGATTTAACAAATACTAATTTGTCTTTATTTACAACGCCACCGTCAAACACTCGAACCATATCCATTTCAGTTGCTACCGAACTTGACGGATTTGTAATTGTTTGAGCCAAGATGTAAATTGGTTCAGTTGTGAACGCTGCTTTTGATTCAGTCGCTACGACATTGTTATCGGTTGAAAACGCAACAAGTTTTCCGTCTGAATTACGTCCCAAAACTGTTCCTTGTTGTAATGTTTGTCCTGCTGCAAGAGTAACGTCCATATCGGTAAAATCACCCTCTAAAAAGATTTTTGAATTGTCTATTGTACCCATTTTTTAATACTCCTTTTTGGTTTTTGTAATAACTTGATTTTTGTTTTGCATAGGTGAAAACTACGCCATTCGCATGCGAGTTGTAATTTTAGCCAACGCTTCCTCTTCGGCTTTTGTTTTGTCCTCATCGGATTTTTGAGCGTTAGGGTCTGTTACATTACCCTCTGGTTCGTGTGTTTCGACTTGAGGTTGAATGTCTTTTGGGTTTTCCTCTTGCATGCCTTGAATTTCCTTTTTAGAAACTTGAGCCATTAAGATTTCGGTCGTAAAGTCGGGGTCGTTTGCTCCCAAACCTTTTTCGATTGCGTTACTTACGGCTTGAGGGTTGATTGCTGCAAACTTATTCAAGTTTGTTACTCTTTTACGTTCAGCGTTTACGCCCATTTGAAAAATCTCTGCGTAAAGTTTTGGTTCTTTTGTTTGCAATTCTTGTAAATCCATTTTTTCTTCTCCTTTTTTATTTTCTTTTTGTTCTACTGTTTTTGGTTTTTCTTGTGTTTGTGCTTGAGTTGTTGTAACTCTTGCTTCGATTTTGTCTTTTGAAATCAAAGCAGCAATTTGTTCGACGTTATCAATTTTCAACGCTCTTAATTTTTCTTGAGCGAGGTTCATACGTTCTTTTAACGCTGCGATTTTGATTTCGGGAGTTGTTTGTTCGTCGTCGTCCTCTTGGTTGTCGTCGCCGTTTTCTGATTCGCCGTTTAAAACCTTACCTAAACGTCCCAAATCGTTTTCACCGATAAACCAAGTTTCATCGTCCATAATTTGACGAATTTCTTTTTCGTCAAACAATCCACGTTTTACAAAAGCGTTGGCGTATAATTCAGCCATTTGTTCAAGAACTTTGCCCTCTTTATACATCGCCTTATAATCGCCTTGAGTGAAACTGTAAGGATTGTGCAAGACAACGATTGAGTTAGGTTCAAATAATACGTCGCCGTCGCCTGCTAACATAATGTAAGCAGCCATTGAAGAACAATCACCAACAACGTGCATTGTGCATTTGCCCCTGTTGTAGTTTTTAATAGCGTTGTAAATCGTGATTCCGTGAAAAACCGAGCCACCTGGTGAGTTGATTTCGAATGTTATATCACCGTCCAAACGGTTTAAACGTTCGGCGAACTCATCGCCATTCACGTCCCAACCGATTACGCCTTTAATCTTGATTGCCATTTCGCCCGTCTGTTTACCGAGTTCGAAATAATCTATTCCGAGAGTAGCTGCTCCTGCTCCTTCACCTTGACACATACCTGATTCGCCTACGATAGCGGGAATGTGTTTTGCGGCTAAAGCTCCGCATGCATTTTCTATATTTGCGGCAAATAAGTTGTCGGTAGGAATAAACACTGCCTTTACGCTTGAAGGAATTGAGTCTACTACAGTTTGAATATCGCTTGAAGCCGCAGCCGTAAACGTTTGGTATGCTATGCCGAGTTTTTTACATTCTTCTATAGCCAGATCTGCCTGTAGTTTACTGTTAATTTCGCTTGAACAATATAAAAAGCCTATTTTGTCGCAATCGTCAACAAGTTCGGAAATAAGTTGAATTTGTTTTGCTACAGGATTAAGATCGCTGGTTCCGGTTACGTTTGCCGCGGTAAGCTTAGCGGTTACGGGATCGGTAACAGCAGTATAAAGCACGGGAATTTTAGTAGTACCACCCATTAAAGCCTGAGCAGAACCCGTTGATATTCCGAATAATAAATCGCATTTTGAAGTTACTAAAGTATTTGCAATGGTAGTTTGGTTATTCGTATCGCCGTTAGCGTTTTGCAAAGAGTAAGTTATTTTTTTGCCGTTTTTCTTCGCCCATTCGTCTACAACGCTTTTAAAGCCTTCACGCGCGTTGTCGAGCGCATCGTGCTTATCTACCTGAAGAATGCCGATTTTTATGGTTCCGTCGTCTTTTTTACAGG